GTATCGTCGAACTGTACCGCTTCAATCGGTATCGGCAACCTTACATACTTGCCCATCTTCTTCTCCTTTTTTCCAGTCGTCACAAATGGCGTTTGCCAGTGTCCGCCAACCGTGTAGCCCGCACATATGCCCTTCCGTGTATTCCCTACCCCTAAACGTTATTTTTCTGCCTTTGCGATGGGCACAGTTCAGACAGTTCCGTGTAGGTACTTTTTTGATCCAATGCACTGCGGCTTTAGTGATTTTGGGCATCGTCATCATTCTCCAGTTTTTGCACCAGCGGAAAATACAGTTTTCCCTTTCCACGAGATGTTTTTCCGGGGACATGAACGAGATAGGATGGATGTTCACGCGCAAGGCCGACCTCTGGAGCCTTCACTCCTAACTCTTCAGCGCACTGCTTGGCGTATTTCGAGGGGGGCTCCCCCGCAGGCACGGTACACACGACAACACCGTGCTTTTCCTTGACGTATCCGCCCGATGCGCTTTTCCAGCGTACCCTGTCTCCGACACTGAACCTGTGCATCATCAACACCTCACCGGTTTTTTACCGTTGAAGAGGCTAAAGGAGTATACATTCCGCACCTTCTGGGACGGCGTACCGTCTTTCTTGAACGGTCGGACTGTCGCTTGCCAAGTATCGCCCTCCCCAATGAGGCCAATCTGCTCGATGATTCCCTGCGTTCCGGCCAGATCGAATCCCGTCAGGCGATCTCCAATGGCGAAGGGGCACAGTGCCGCCGCATAGTTCTGTTTGGCTGCATCCAGAGCCTCCTTTGCGGCCATAAAATTGGCCTCCGCCTTTTTCCAAACATCGCGTCGTAGCTCGATAACTTCCTTAGATTCCATGTTGTTTCCTCGTAGGTAATAAAAAAGCCGCCAGGTCATGATGACTTGGCGGCTTGGTGTTTAGAATGGCTGAGGGCTATTCCGCGTCAGGGGTAGGCGCACTGGCACTTGCCCCGCGGCGCCTCTCCCAGAGGGCCATATCCTTCATCTTCTTGCGGCGTTCGCGCTGGAGCCCCTTGCAGACCAGCGGAGTGCCCTTCTTGAATCCCCATTTTTCGCGGTATTGAGCAGCATCAAGGCCATGGGTGGCGAGGTGCTTTCGCGTCAATATCTTAAAAGTCTTGCCGCACTCCAGGCAGGTAATGGACTTTTCCTTGATCGACTTGCGGGGATCCTCATGTGTGGCTTCCACTTCGCAAGCTTCAACGGCAGGCCCCTCAGCAATCTGCCCAAGCTCAACAGTGAGCTTTTTGACCATAGCCATGATCTCGTCTTCGCTCATCACGCGGACGCTGGCTTGGGCGCGAACAAGTGCCAATGCTTCTTTCAGATAATCGTTCATATTTTCCTCTATCGGTTTGTCGCACTCCCCTGCAACAGTTCCCCAAACTGTACGCAATGGCTTGGTTTTTGGCAATGGAACGCACCGTTATATTGCAAAAAGGCTTAAACCTCCGGCCCGCATGTCCATACGAGCCGGAGATATGGGAGGTGTCGCCGTTCTACGTTTTCCCATTGCTACTCTGTACGAAACTGGGAAAAGGAACTTCCTTTTCCATAGGGATTGCAGCTCCGCACAATTCGCAACGGTCCCCACGGCGTCGGGGGACAGCAGGTTAATTTGATTCCATGATCCAATCCGACATTTTCCGGCAGATGTCGCGCCAGGTTCGGGCATCCATACGGAGGGTCATAAACTCGGTAAACAGGCATTCGAACATGCCATACAGCAATTCTATCAAGTACATCCTTTCGAGGAGCACCGCGTCAGGATCCGCGTCGGGGTCAGGTTCAATCGGGGGCAGGCGCACGCTGCACAGGGTAATGTCCTCGGCGTGCAACATGGTTTGGAACCCCAAGTTATCGCGGGAGAAACTCACCAGCTCGCGATGAACCTTTTTCCCGGCCTTGAGTCCTCGCCGGGCTTCGGCAAGCCGGGCGTTTGTTCCCGAGCAGGTCGCCGTTTCGGTATTTTCGCCCTCCCCGCCCATGACGGCGATTTTCTGTTCGACCTCAATAGTGAACGATACGCCGTCCTTCCCCATGAACACGCGGTCATTATCGCTTCTGAACCACAGCCATGTTAGGAATTCTTGACCAAGCATCATGTCCGTTGTCAGAGCAAGCCCCTCAGACATGTTCACCCCCGTCCCGCAGCAGGCGGAATCCGAGTTCCTGAACCAGCCGTTCAAGCGGGGTGGCATCCCCGGTTGCCCGGATAATGTCCATAAACGTCTCGACGCCGAGCTTGGCACCACTGTCCATAGGGTTGATCTCGCGCAAAAGCGTCGAATAGGGCTTGCCGATGGTGGCAGCCACCTTTTTCGCGGAGATTTTTCCCTCAACCACAGACATATGGGTGGCCTTGAGTACGTTGCTCATTTTTGCTCCTCTGATTGTATTCTGGATGAAAAAGCCCCGCCTGTTTCCAGACGGGGCTGTTGTTGCAAAATGGAAAGACCATGTTGCTGGCGACAGCAATATGGTTAAGGGCAGGGGGTCATTACACCCTCTTGTATTAGAGGCTATCAACCCGGCAAAAATATGCTGAAAGGCGTGCCTATAGCCCGCATCGAATTTCAAATGTTTCCTCAGCAAAGTCTTTAGCATCAAATGGGCAAGTACAGTTTCCGTCAGGGGTCACGATTGTGCAGTGTTCGCACTGCGGTTCCAAGGCACGCTTTTGGCCTGTGATGACGCGTTCATCCGTCATAAACGTGACATCCATATCGCCTTCACAGTCGTCGCAAAATCCTTCCCAGTGGGCCTGATACGTATATATCCAGTCACCCGCATCAGGATCAATGGAGTCGACAAAGTACAGCTTCCAACCGAGTTTTTTCGTATCGAAGGAGTGTTCCTTTCCGCAAGCTGAACAAGCCACCGTGATGAGCATAGCTCCCCCTAGTTTGGAGCGACAAAGAGATCCTGACACTGACGGACAGCCACGGCAACATCATCTCCGCTTGTGAAACCAAGCAGCATCACCGCATGAGTAAATGTATCTGTGACAATATCCTCATACTGGATTCTCATATTTTCATTTTCATGAATGATGCCAGCAGAATATACCATACAGGCGAAGGCTAGCTTTGCTGCGGAAATTTGATACCCCCGCCGTTTTGCAGTGGCAGAGACATTGAGGGCATCATTTGCTTCCGCAAGCAGCCTTTCAACTCCGCCCTGCTCCACTCTATCAAGGACAACCTCGGCAATTCTCCTGTCTTCCTCGCTGGAGGGGGAAAATAAACCTATCATTCCCGCGTCGGCGGGAAACACCGCACAAAGGCTTAGTACCAAAACAAACAGGCCAATCCCCCAGTATGCACCTTTCCTCATCGCATTTC